ACAGGACGAACAACAGCACCCGCACCAGAACCTGTAGATATAACTCTAATTTCAGGACTTGAATTATATTCTCTTCCTCTATTTACAACTGCAACATCAGTTATTCTACCGTTGACAATAATTGGTTTAAATTCAGCAAATTTACCATTTTCAATACTAACTTTAGGCACTACCTCTTTATCAAGAGTTGTTGAACCATAGTTTGTACCTTCCTCATAAAGATATCCACCAATCAACTCACCAGTCACTACTGGAGTAATTGTTATATCACCTGTTATTGTCGAACCAAAAGAAACATCAACATTAACTTTTATTTGAGGATAATTAAATATCTGAAATCCTTCACCTGAAGATATAAAGTTAACATATTTTCCTCTATTAAAATCTACAATTGAAGTTCCACCTATGCCAGCATCTGCTAATTGGAATGTATCATCAGTTAATTTCTTAATATAATATGATGATGTTGTGCTTAGTCCTTGTATTGCTGTAGTTTCTGCAGAATATTCTACAATCTCTCCACTATTAAATCCGTGATTTTTAAAAGTAATAACATTTAAAGATGTTGATACACCAACAGGTTTTACTCTTAATTTACGATGAGTATAACCAGAACCTTCCTCTAAAACTTTGACTGCAACTAAAGTATTTTTATTTTCTGTTTTGAACTTATGAATACCACTTGCTGCTGTATCTGTTGATAATCCAACAGTGTTTATACCTGTAGTACCAAATAAGGCATCCACTCTAGTATTAAATATTCTGACTGTGGTAGGATTAATTGACCTTACAAAATACGGAGCACCATCAGATAATGTCCCACTAATTTTATTTTCAAGATCAAACGCAGTTCCGATACCGATTGGAGAATTACCATTTGAACCATAATAAACAATCTGACCATCATCTAAATTGTGAGCAGTTTTAAATGTTATAGTTTCATTTACAATATCGACACCACCATTAAAGAAAATATCTCTGCTATCAAATTCTAATTCTCTATTTCGAGTACCCAATATTGGCTGTAATAGACACCCACTTCCGTTACCGCCTGTTAATGAAATGCTTATTACTTGATCAATATCAAAATCTTGAGGATCTACAAATACTTCTTTGACAGAACCTTGTATAATTGGTTCAACAGCAGCACCAACCCCCGTGCTTGTTTCAATACCAACGATTGGAGGATTCAATATATCATATCCACCCCCACCATTTAATAGGTCAATAGATTCTAAAGGACCATAATATATCTGATTATCTGAAATAGGTGAACGAATCTGAACACCATTTATTAATATACCAATATCATTTGTAGGTATATCTTGATTTGAACTAACAAATAAGTTTTGAGATAGAGGAATCTTTCTTAATATCTTATCTGCTTCTAGCACTCTACTTGAATGTCTTTGTAATACAAATCTATGGATATCAGTCGTAGATGTAGTAGGACCAACTTGAACTGTGCTTGCAGATCCAATTTGTGCTGTAGAATTAAATATTCTAATCTTTGTAATATCTTGACCTGGTTGAGGTATAACGGGATCTACAAAATATGTTCTTCCAGTATCTAAACCAATTAGTCCATCTCCTTCAGGTAGATAAGTAACAGCATCACCTTGAATAAATTTTATATTTCTACCAATATTAAAATTAATAAAACTATATCGATCATTTAATGCATTAAATCCATCTAGTCCAGCGGCAGTTCCACCTACAAGAGTTTCTTCTATTATATCGGTTGTTATATCATAACTTGGTAAAGAGTTTGATGCAACATATCCATCAGTATTTCCATCAGTGTAAACACTTAAGGTATCTGCAATAATATTATCATTACCTTGAGAAATAGTGACACCAGAACTTGATGCTTTCTCAACTTTTCTACGAATATCATATAATTGATTTGCGTTTTGAGTAAATCCAGCAATGTTTGATACTGTTATTTGATTCAATCCTGTATTAACACTCGCAACAGTACCACTTCCAGCAATAACTTGTTCATTTCTTTTTAAAATATCAAATCTATCACCGACTTTAAGAGATGATTTATCAATTGAAGTTTTTAAAGTAAAGGTTGAACCACCAATAGGAATTTCAACTTGGAATCTTGAACTTGTATTATAAATCCATGAGTTGGCAAATATTTGTTTATAATTTTTACCATCATTTTCAATTTTTTCACCAATATTTTTTACGAAGAAATTTTCACCCTCGTTAATTAAGGTTATATCAGTAATAGGAATCAATTCAGATAATACACCAGTAATTCTTAAATCAACTCTTTTTGATAAATCTCCATTTTCAAATCCAAAAATTGTTTCATTTGCTCTAAGATTATCTGCAGCGTTTATATTAACTCCTACTCCAGTACATCCAAAGAACTGGTTTAAAGATTTTGATGTATAATTTATTTCAGAATTTGCACCACTAATTACAGTTCCAGTAGTACCAAATCCTACAGTAGAATCTACACTAATAATTGAAGAACCAGCAGATACTTTATCAATAACTTTTGTATTACCTGGTACTGTAAATACACCTTCAATTAAGTCACGATCACTAAATCCAACAAATAATGCAATCTTATAATAATCTCTACCCTCCCTTTTAAGTATTTCAACTTCAGACACTGATGCGTTAGTTGAGGTATCAGTTGATTTAAATATTGTTTGTCCAGTTAAGTTTTGTGGTTCACCAGATCCAATAACATCGGCAACTACGACCTCACGACGAATAAATTCAGCGTCAGATGGTTTTATTAAGTTACCTTCAAGATCTATTATCCTAGATTCTACTCCATATAATACTTTGAATAAAATTCTGATTGATTCTTCAATACCTTTTGATTGATAAAAAGAACGAGCAAATTTTACAAAGTTACCTGCATCTAAATTAGTTGCAAAAGTTTCATTTTCTAAACCAGGTAAAAAAGTTTTCTTTAATTTTTTAAAAAATTCTTGTAAAAATAAAACAGATAAGTTCTTTATAGTTGTGCCTGATGTATGTGTAGATGCTGTTGTATCATCAAAGATTAAACTTTCACGATTTACTTCTAGTAATGAAGATGAAATTCCTACATTATATCCTGATATACCACTAAATCCACGAATACATCCAGTAAAGGTTGTTGAGGTTATTCCAGTATAAGATATGATTTCATCATCTATCTTAAGTAAACCATATTCAGGAGGAAATCCTACAGTACTAGGAACTGTTATGATTGTATCAGAACTCGATATATCTGCTGAAGCTGTAGTAACACCTACAACAACTTCAGGTACTAAATTATCAGGTTTTAAATATTGTCCAAAATTATTAATTAAATCACTTGCACCACCTTGAAACTCTTGTGAGATATAATATTGCTTTAAAAATTCAGCGGCTTTTGGAAAATCAGTTACCAAAAATTCAGGTAACTGATTCTCAATAATAGTATTGACTTTTATTCTCTTGTCAATATTTGACATAAATTATTTCCTCTCTAAATCTCCATTAGAGTAACTTGATGTGTAGTAATCTCTTGTAAATACAATTCCTGATACATCTTCACCTGATGCGATTACGTCCTTATTCATATTTATTGTAGTATTTGAAACATCAAAACTTAAATAAAGATCCTTTAATCCTACCACATCATTTGATTCTGGAAATGCCTGTACTTCAATAATATTATTTTGTGAGGTTGTTGAAGTAATATTAATAGTGTTTAGTATTACTTCACCTTTTTTATAATCAACAATACCAGCATCCTTGATTAATACTACTTGTTGTCCTTTATTATTCTTAAATACAACAGTAAGAGTTCCTAACATACTACCGTCTAAATTGCCAGATGAATCTTTGTTTGGAACATCAGTAATATATGCAGTTTCGTTGAATCCAGTAATAGTAAATCCAGTACTCTTAATATTATATCCTGCTGGATTAATATAAAAACGATTACCAAAACATAACTCATATTGAGCAAATTGATTGATAAGTGCTTTCATATCTCTTCTGATAATTACTTTTGTAATATTTGAAGTAATTCCATTATCTACTCTATCAATCAGGGTATTGATTTTACTATATTTGAATCTCCCACCAAACTTGTTAATTTCAACATTTTTTGAATATGCATCTAATGAATTAATAATCTCAGTTCTTAAGTTAGATGCAGATGCAATTTGAGCAGGATTATAATATATTGTTGAGTTTAATTCTACATATAGTATCTTTAAGTCAACTATTTCAGAATTTATACCAGCGATAGCGTAACTCTTTAATTTATTTTTAATTTGAGATTTATCAAAGTCTGATACAAATGTACCATTTTTTGGTTTAATACTAATCTGAACTTTTCCAAATTGTGGTGGATCTAATTCCTCTCCACCAACAACAGCAACAGACTCTGTTTGAGGAAATATAGTTCCGATTATTGCTTCATAATCTCTTGGTGTAACTGCTCTATATTGTGCTGAGTAAAGTCTTGGAGCGAAATACTTAATAGAGGATACATCTTCAACTTCAGCACCATTAGAAGCGTTTGTAACTGTAGTAACTGAAATACTATCAGATGGTGTGAAGAAAGTTCCATCACTCTTTGTAAATGAACCTTGGAAATTAAAGTTAGAAGGACCATTTCCACTTAACCCC